AAGACTTGGTATTTGAGTCATGCGATGACCTTAAGATTACGGTCACCACCTCAACGGTTGCGACTATCACAAAAGTGATAGAGCACCTGATGGATAAGTCTGCCGATCACCCGGCTATGGCTAACCGCACGGACACGCTGGGGCATGCGGTCTTGAACATATCTCTTAACCGTTCGCCTGAATCTATGACGGCCGTCGCCAAGCGGTACGGCATCACTAAGCAGGCGATCAGCAAGAAAGTCACAGAAGTCTATGACCGGCTAGGTATTCGAGCGCGATCGCAGAAGAGCGAGAAGGCCCGCGAATCCTACCGCAAACGAGCATACCGCGTCCACGCCAAGCGGCGGCGTGAAGCGCCTAAATTCAATATGGCCGCACTAAAGAAAGGCATTAAGAAATGAAATTACTATCCGTAATAAACAAACTAAACGAAACGAGAGACAAGGCGATTGAGCTGGTAGGCAGGACGATCTCACTGGCATCAGACGCCGGCGAGATCATTGCGGTAGCACGGACTGAGGGTAAGGACGTGCAGGCGATATGTGAGGAGGCAGGGATTACTGAGGAGGTTGGCAAACGATATGAGAAAGTCGCAGCTACTCAGAAGCGACTTAGCAGTGGCGATGCAGATCCAAGCCTTATGCGTCAGACTTACCTACGCATTGGCATATTGCCCGACCCCATCACGATGAGCGAGCCAAGCGAGCCAAAGCACTTCCTGTTTCCTATTATGAAAGCAAGGCAGTGGCTTGCGTCCAGAGGCGCAAAATTTATTGCCCAGGATAAGGCGCTGAAGGAGCAATTCCTAGCGGAGGCCGAGCCGATCGTGAAGGCGTACAACGACCTAAGGGGGGCGGCCTAGGTAGGCCAGCTTGCGTAAGTGCCTAAGGAATCTTTTAATTTTTTGCAATCTGTCGCGATGGCAAAGACATTCGGTAATTATTCGAGTTTTGTGCAAAAACATTGAATGACGTTATGGGACGCCGACCAAACACCGCAATCCTAGCTCAAGCCGCCGCTACCGGCGTCGGTTTGCGCCAAGCCCGTCGCCAGCTTGAGAAAGGGCAGGCGGTTGCGACCGCAAAGCCGATGAAGCCGATCGCCGGTATAGGATTAGACGGCGAGATCGATCGACTTGAATCACTGGCAGCTACCTTGGGCGAGGCAGCCAAGGAGGCGAGCGGGCCGGAGCGGTCGTCACTGATAGGCGATTACACCCGCGTCGTGGAGGCACTGCGAAAAATGAAGGGCGACCGGCCCGACATCAACGAGGCGGAGGGCAAAATGGTGCCGATCGACGAGGCAGACAAGATACTGGCTCGCCGGACTAACGCACTAATCCCCCTACTGCTTGGCATGCCCAAACGCCTAGCACCTATCTGCGCCCACCGGCCAGCCGCCGAGATCCAGAAAGAGGTGGAGAATGAGGTGGGGCAAGTAATGCGACAAGTGCAGGCAGCGCTGTGAAGGCGGCCGAACAGCTACTCAAACGCGAGCGCGACCGCTGGAATTTTGAGCCACCGCCCAGCGTCATCGAGTGGGCCGAAAAGAACATCCAGCTAGATAGCAGGATCACCGCTCGCCCAGGTCTTTACTCAACCAAGTACACACCTTACGTGGCGGGCGTACTGGAAGCGCTGGCCGATCCGGGCGTGCATACCGTGAGCCTTTGCTGGGGATCGCAGACAGGCAAGACACTGACGCTGGCCATCTGGCTGGCGTACAGAATCGCCAACGATCCGGCGCCGGCACTGCTCGTAATGCCTAACGCGGATCTGGCTAGGAGCTACAGCGAAACGCGACTGACTCCGATCTTTGAGAAGTGCAAGCCGGTGCGGGCACTGTTTCCATTCGATAGCGACGATTTTAAAATATTAGAGATGCAGTTCACTAGCATGACTCTCAGCCTGGTTGGATCAAATAGCCCGGCCAATATCAGCTCGCGGCCGATCTGCATTGCGGTACTGGACGAGCTGGACAAGTTCGCCCCACCGACCGAACGAGAGGCGGCCGCCTACAATCTGGCGCTAGAACGGACAAAGGCTTTTCCCAACCGCAAGCACGTGCTGACCAGCACGCCTACTTTAAGCACTGGCGATATATGGCAGAACTATCAGGCAGGAACGCAGGAAACTTTCCACGTGCCTTGCCACGCTTGCGGAGAATTTCAGGCGATGGAATTCGGGCAAGTGCGTTGGGCGGATAGCGCACGCAATCCTGACGGCAAATGGGACTTACAGAAAGTGGGTGAGACGGCCGCATACCATTGCACTAAATGCAACGAGCCGTGGACTGAGGGCCACAGGCGCTCAGCCGTCGAGCAGGGCAAGTGGGTGGCGGCAAATCCAAACGCAGAACGCGGTAGGCGAAGCATGCGACTGCCTAGTTGGTACTCGCCCACCGTCACCTTCGCCGACTGCGCCAAACAGTTTCTCACTCAAAAGCATTATCTGCACGGGTTGCAAGGATTCGTGAACGGATGGAGCGCGATGCCTTGGGAGGATCAGTTTGACGACGACAAAACAATCGACATCCCGGCCGGTGCGTTTGCGAAAAAGCAGGATTGGGAAATGGAACATATTAAACTGGCGGCCATAGACAGACAGATCGACGAGTACTGGTTTGTGGTGAGGGCATTTGCTAGGGATGGAACGAGCAGGTTAATCGACGAAGGCCGGGCACGAACGATCGAGGACGTGGCCCAACACTTACACACGCTAGGCGTTCAACCAAAGCACACAGCAATGGATAGCGGATACGAAACTCAAGACTCCTATCGAATCTGCGCCCGCTATAAGTGGACTGCATTAAAGGGCGAAGAGCGTCCTGCTTACTGGATTGAAACGCCACGCGGGCGGATGAAGTCGGTACACTCGGCCGAGCAACCGACTGACGCGGGCTGCATGCTTCTGCTTCTCAGCTCCCCAGCCTGTCAGGACTTGCTGGCATGGTTGCGAAGAGGGCAGGGGCCACGTTGGGAAATTGCCCACGACGTAAGCGCGGACTATCGCGAGCACATGAGCAGCCACAAAAAGGTGCATCGAATTAACCGCAAAACGGGTCGCGATCACTATGAGTGGATTCGGATAAAGTCTAGGCAAGATCATTTATACGACTGCGAAACATATCTGGCTGGCTTTGCTGTGTATGGAAAAGTCATTAGGCCGACCGCTTCACTAGACGAAGAATCGTTGACACCCGTGGCGACGTGATGGCTATTTCCCGCAGACTTACGCGGGCAGTTGCGACGAACTACCTGGCTCAAGCCTCCGGAGTTACCGCAAGCGCCCTGACTAACCTTGCCACTGACCGCAACGCGGCAATGACGGGCGCAGCATCAGGCCGCGCATTGGTTGGATCTTCAGCAGGCGGGCAATCGGCCAGCTTCCAGATCGACCTTAAACCCACCGAACGGGTTGAGTTATTTCAGGCCGCAATCGATTACCTAAACGGCGTACAGGTCACACGCACCAGCGCCTCATTTTCTTACATTCTGGACAGCTGATTATGGCACAGAAACTTTCACTCGTGGCTCGGATGGGGGCAGGGATTAAAGCGTTCGGAGCTGGATTCGGTGCAGGCATCAGCACGTTCCAACCCTATGAAGGCGCAGGCTTTTCTCGCAAGCGTCCAGTCATCTATGGGGCGCATGCCCGCGACTCTCGCCTAGATCTAAACGAAGCCACACGGGTTGAGCTGCTCAAGCTCGCCCGGCACATGTACCGCAACGTGGGGCTGATCAAAGGGGCCGTGGATTCCATCGCAACCTACTCGATCGGGCCGGGGCTCCGGCCGCAGTATCGCGGGGCAAACCAAGACTTTGGCAGGTTGTGTGAGGAATACTGGCGCGACGTGGTAGTGCCATCGCCAGAAGTTACAGGCCGGATGACCTGGACAGACATGTTGCTGGCGTTATCGCGATCGATCGACGTAGATGGCGACGTGTTCGTCATCATGACGGAAAAGGGAAAGCTACAGATTGTCGAAGGCCATCGCGTTTGCGAAGGCGATGATTACGGAACATCGGATGGCGTGTTCCTCGGAAAGCTCGGCGAGCCTACTGGATACCTAATTCAGACAGGCGAGCTGTATCGCAAGTTGGGCGCAGATACCGTCATTCACCTAATGGAGCTGGAACGGCCGGATCAGATTCGTGGCGGATCGTCACTGGCTCGCGCATTGAATCACGTTCGTGATTTAAAAATGCTCGGCGAGTTTGAAAAGGACGCATTGAAATTGCAGGGATCGATTGCGGCAGTTATCACCACCGACCAAGGCGACGAGCTGGCCGGGCAAGGTGGATTCTTTGGAACCGTGCAGGCTCAAGACACTGGCGAACCGACAATCGCCCGCGAGGAGATCACCAGCTCGGCAACTATCCCACGCCTTTCACCTGGCGAAAAGATTGAGATGATCGGGCCGAATAGACCGCACGCTGGATTCGAGCCTTTCGCCAAGTTCCTGATTCGCGACGTGGCCATGGGCCTCGGCTTGCCTGTTGAATTCGTTTACGATCCTGCCAGCGTCGGCGGGGCAGGGATGCGATTTATCGTAGCCAAGGCCCAGCGCAGATTTGAACAACGCCAACGCCTGCTCATCGATAGATTTTGTAATCGTGCATGGCGCTACTTTATCGGCGGCGCGATTGCCAACGGCGATTTACCTGCCGTGGAGGACTACGCAAAGGTAACGTGGCAGACTCCGAAGTCGCTGACCGTAGACGCGGGCAGGGAAGCCCAGCAATCGCGTGAAGATTACAAAGCCGGTCTGACTACTCTTTCCGATTATTTTGGCGAACTTGGCATGGATTGGATGGAAGTATCCGACCAGAGAAAAATGGAACAGGCTTATCTTGGTGGAGGCGAAGCACAGCCAGAGCCATTGATCACAAAGATCGGAGTTGGCGGAGCACAAAGCCTTACGGCATTACTGCAGTCAATTGGTCAAGGATTGGTCACGCCAGAGCAGGCCGTAGTTATTCTTGTATCAATCTTTGGAATGAACCAAGAGGATGCCGAAAGAATTGCAAAAGGTGCGCCAACAAAATCCGCTACCGCAACAGGCGGAGAGAGTGCGTCAGCTCCACAAGAGCCAGTAGCCGAAGCGCCCGCAATCGACGAACCCACGC